ATCCGGCCCGTCTGGTAGTTGCCGCCCACCACATTCGAGCGGAAGATCAGCCGCAACTCGCGACGCTGTTCCTTCATGTCGATCTTGTTGGTGTTGCCATCGAACACATAGGGGTCTGACTCGTAGTCCTGAGACTGGGCGTAGGGGCGACCGGTGACGATCAACTCCATCTCGCCATGCATGAGGAAGTCAGGTTCTACGCGCTCCACGCGCAGCCAGCGGTTCGCGCCCTCCATGGCGGCCTGAGATGGGCCGCCAGAGACCCAGCCAAGGTCGTTGGTTTCGAAGTAGGACTCGATGGCCTCCACATTCTGGCCGTCGATGGCGTCCACGCCGATCTCGTGCTGGAAGACCTGAATCCGGTTGGGCGGCAGCGAGAATGTCAGCAGGGCGGCCCCGGTTCCGGTGGCGGCGGCTGACATTTCGATGGCCTGTGCGTACAAGGCCGTAACCGGCACGGAGAAACCGGCTCCCCCGCCGCCGCCCAGATCTGCGTCGTCTGCACTGAGCACATCGCCAACCTGATACGCGGCCCCACGAGCCGTGACGGTGACGGTTGCAACAGCACCAGCAACCACCGCGATGGTGGCCTCAGCGTTCGCGCCACTCCCGCCGGTCAGCGGGACATTGGTATACACGCCGTTGGTGTACCCAGAGCCGCCGGTGATTGCGCCCAGCGTCTTGATGTTGGAACTCGTGATCGCCACGACCGAGGTGCTGGCCGGGATGTTGGAGCCGGTGATGACCTGATTGATGGCCACCTGCGTGTTGTAGGTGTCGAGGTACAGAAAAGCGCTTCCGCTTACCTCATTCATGGTTTCGGTGAACACCACCTCAACCGGGAGCGTGGCCCACGATGCCTCGACCGGGTAGGCAAACACCTGCGAAAAGTACCCGGCAGAGCGGCGTGCGCCAAGCGCCTCACCTGCGTCGTACCAAGTCTGCTCGCGGACATTAAAAATGATCGCGTCCGTACACTCGGTTGCGTCACCCTTGGGGTAGAACCACCAGATCTCGCCGTAGCGGGGCACCTTCGTCGCCCAGACCTTCTGCCGCTGGGCATAGTTCAGGTTGTCGAAGAAGTAGTTCTGGTTCATGTCGTTCTGGATCTCCTTGACCGTGCCGTTGTACAGCAGGAAGCGATCCGTTCCGATCCAGTAGTAGATGCCGTCGTATTCAATCGCGCACTGCGACGACAGAATCGAGGTCTGTGAGGAGATGATGTCGTAGCGCCAGTACTGCGGGGGCGTGCCGGTGCCGCCGATGTAGGACACCCGGATCAGGCTGTCCACGCTCCAGAAAAGGCCGGAAGGGGCGTTTGAACCACCTCGAACGGGCAGACCTTGAACGATCTTGCCGGTGGCCACATTAACCTCGTTTGCGTCCGCCGAGACCCAGTCAGTGGGATCACCTGCGGAGCAGTTCCGAATCAGTCCAGCGTTGCCGTACACGAACACATACGGGTGCAGCGAGACCACCCCGCCGGACACAGAGACATTGTTGTTGAAGGTGACCGTGATCGCGCCCATCGTCGTGGTCGCGTTAGAGAGCACCACATTGGTCGAAGAGACAGACACCACGGTGGTGTTCGCGGGCACGCCGGTGCCGGTGACGGTCTGGCCAGCGCCGATGCGGACATCCGCCGCCGCCAGCGTGATCGTCGTGGTGTTGTTCGAGGTGGCCGACAGCGAGAACACGCCGATCTGGCTCATGCTGGTGCCGGTGATGTCACCAATCAGCACGGGGGTGTTGTTGTCCTCGTCGATGGCTGCAATGTTCTGGCCGGGGTGAGCAAGCAGGTTGTTGATCTCGCCCGTCACCGAGTAGAAGCCGTCGAACTGCCACAGGTTCAAGGGGGAGGCAGTGAAGTTGCTCAGGGTGAAGTTCGCCACCCCGGAGCCGATCCCGTTGTCGTCAATGCTCAGAACCTGAAGGCCGTCGGAGTACCCCGAGAAGATCGAGGTGAAGTTGTTCTTGGCGTTGACCCAGATGCCACGGGAAGGCCCCAGCAACTGGTCAGAGATCGCACGGTAGCCGAGGATCTTGCGGGGCCGCCCGCGCTGAAACCTCACCCAGCGACCATCGTTGTAGAACAACTTGTCGAAGAGCGTACCATCCCGCTGGATGCCAGCCTTGGTGTCAAGCGCGAAGACCTTTTGCGTCATCAGAATGCCCCGCCAGAAACACCCCCGGTGAAGGTGCCTGTGCCAGTGATCACAAGACCCGTTGCGCTCAATTTGAACCGCTGAGTGGCCAAGATGGCAATCCCAAACTCACCAGAGCCGGGGCGGTAGATACCCGTCGAGGTCTCAGAGGCAAAGTTCAACGAGGGCGCTCCCACCGTGCCGTTGACCAGCGACACATTCACCGCACCGGCGGCAATCGTCGAGGCGTTCAAGAGGTTCACAGAATCGCACAGCAGAATCACCTGCTGGCCAGCCGGGACGGTGGCTGTGGCCCCGCCTGCTGCGGTGGTCGTGAAGGTGATCTGATACCCCGCGCCGGTGCCGTCGGTCTGGTTCGTGATGTAGTAGACCTGAATGGTCTGCGGCAACTCGACGGTCACATTGCCCGTCAGGGTGCCGGTGTACTTCTGCACCACATTGGCGGCCTCGGATGCCGTCAGGGTGTAGGTGCCCGAGGCAACCGCCTTGGTCAACTGGGTGAAGTTGAACTGGGTCGAACGGCCCAGACCCACAGTGAAGAAGGCCGTGCCAGAGCAAACGATGAAGGCCGAGTCAGCGGGCTGCAAGGCAATGCTCGCGGCCCCGTTGATCAGACCGGAGGCCGGAGTCACCGTCAGGGTTCCGGTTCCGCTGTTGCGAACCATCAGGAACCAGTCGTTGCCCAGCGTGGTGGCTGCCGTCAGCGTCAGGGTGCCAGAGCCGCTTGTCCAGACATAGGTCGCGGCGCGGTCAGATGCGACGGCGGTGTAGTTCGAGGCAAAGGTCTGAACTGGCGTGGACTGGTTCAGTGTCGTGGTGATGGCCTTCAGACCATACCCGGCAAGGCTGGCCGCGTCAGCGGTCGAGGAGCCGACGCCAAAAGCGATCACGCCCCATGTACCGGCCTCGGTACTGTTCGAGGTGATGTAGATGTACTTGGCCTCACCGGCGGCCACAGAGACGATGGTGTTGCCGTCGTAGTCCGCGACCGTAAAGGTCGTAGCGCCCACATTTCGGATCAGGGCGTCGTTGCCAACCGATGACTGATTGGCGGGCGGCATCTCCAGTCGAAGGCTACCGGCGGTAGCCGTGACATTCATGATCCGGGCGGCGTAGTCGTTCGTCGCGGATCCGTTGATGGGCCACTGGAGTTGGGTGTTGGCGGACAGCGTGATCGCCCGATACGAAACATCGGTCGGCTGGATCACATTGCCGGTGAATGGCGAAATGAAACTCATGAATCCCTCACAACGGTTTGACGGTCACCGACCCGGGCGACATCCTCGGTCTTGAGGACTTCCATGATCTTGTTGTACTGCGCCTCCCACATGGTCATGCGCTCATCGTTCTTGAGGAACGGCATGGCCTGAAGCAGCGAGCCGTACAGCATGGCTTGGGGCGCGTACTCGGTGAACCAGTTGGTTTGATTGGACGAATCCAAGGGCTGCACGCGCTCGTAGTAGAGCACCTCGTAGGTGTAGGCAGCCGCCGGTGTAGGGGCTACCAGCCAGTGCGTGTAGTCGTAGTCGCAGTAGAACTTGGGCACATCCTCCTGCGTGGCCTCTGGCCAGTACTCGCGCAGGTACTCGTACTTGCGGAGCAGCACCGGGGTCTTCACACCGGCCACGGTGACATTCATCGACACCGTCTTGCGCCAGCGGGCGGGCTTGTCGATCACCGGCTCGCCCTGCACCATGGTGCTCTCAACCACGATCAGGTTGCCGAGGAATTTCAGTTCAGCCGCGATCACCTGCTCCGCGAGCATGATGAACTGCGGAATCTTGTCGATAGTCGCCTGATCAGTCCGTTCCAGATATGTCTGGATATCGTTGAACAGCGAATTGTAGGTCATGACGGCGGCGGCTGTCATAGTGCGAACCCCTTCTTTCTTGCCCAACTAGCCTTCATGCTGGCAGACAAGTTCTGACGAGACTGTTCGTCCCAAACAACAACACCTGAAACGCCCTTGTTCCAAGCCTTTTGACCCAAATGAGACCGCCTCATTTGTTGGATCGCTGATTCAGTGTGCTTCTGTCCTTTTCGATTGCTAGGCTTACCTTTTTTTGCAGCGGAAATTTTGGCCTTTGCCGCGTCGGAATGAGGCTTTCGAACCCGAGAAGAACTTTCTGCCGAAATTTTTTGCTTGGCCTGTTCATCGTGCTTCATGCCGCGAACAGTCATGCCACCACTATCAAGCCACGCCTTCAACCGATTGAAAGCCCATGCATCTCCATGCGTGCCATACATTTTCCAGCGAACAAAATGAGCAATCGCGTGATCGTATGGGTGCAACAGAACTAGATTGCTGGGCGAGTCATCACCTCCCAAGTGTTTCGGGACAATGTGATGTTTGTGAAACCCTTCCAATAAATTGACGGCTGCTGCTGGCATCACCACACCTTTTTCTTGATCGATTCGGGCTGCGGGACAAACTGCTTGCCCTGTCGCATTCCTTCTCGTTTGGCTCGCGTGGTTGCCGCGTATTCAGAAGGGGTTAACTTCTCTCGTGCCTTTTTGGGCAGGTATCGCTCGCCGGTTGCTTCAGATCCTTGTGTGGACGGCTTTCCAGACCGTGTTCCCCAGTCCTCCTTCGTCCACTTTGAGAGTGAATTATCCGCGCTCTTGGGGCCTTTGTAACCTCCACCCGAGGCTTTGTACTTCTGAGTGGCCAGTTGGGCCTTGCGGGCGCTCCATTGGCCCGGGGATCCGCCCTTCCCGCTGGCCTTGACCTGCGAAACGATGCGCTTCCACTTACCGGGGTTTGATTTGACGGCTGAACTCATCTCAGGCCCCCATGATCGAGATCTCGGCGTTGCGGCGGGCCACCAGCCCGGGCAGAACCCGGCCACCCCCACGCACCCAGAGTTTCAATTGCTCTTTGGCCCCCTCCCAGTCCTGCGCGTTGATCTTGCG